TGCAACAAATGAAGTAGGTAATTCAGGAACATATGCAGCAGGTGGTGCAACCTTAACAGGTGCTACTGTTGGATTAACAGCGACTAGCGTTACAGCATCAACAGCATTTGTTGATTTTGCAAACGCAAGTTTCACATCAGCAACAATTTCTGCACAAGCAGCATTGATTTACAATAGATCATCAAGTGCTACTAATGCGGCTATTGCAGTTCTTGATTTCGGAAGTGTAAAGACATCAACAAACGGTACATTCACAATCGCATTCCCAACTAATGATAAAGACAGTGCTATATTAAGACTATCTTAATTTAGTGGAGCATTACCATGGCGGATGCTTGGGGTGAAAATAATTGGGGCGAAGGCTTTTGGGGCCAACAAAGTTCGATCACAGTATCTGTTACTGGGTTATCGACAACAGCAGCGTTAGGCACAGAGTCAGTTGTTGCTGACAGTTTAGTTACATTAGATTCTCTTCAAACAACTTCAGCTTTAGGCACAGCCACTGGTGAGCCTGAATCAATTTATCCTTTAACAGGTGTTACATCTTCTTTTAACTTAGGCACTGCAAGTATTGAAGAGGGTACTGATGTTACCCTTTCAAGTCTAACTACTTCATTTGCTACAGGAACTGAAAGCGCATCCGGAACAGTTGATGCAGGTTGGGGAAGATCCACATGGGGATCTTTTGCTTGGAATGAAAATATAACACAGGAGGTCAGCGTCACAGGAGTGACGATGGCTACCACGCTAGGTACTACAACTCAAGAAGTTGGTACAGGTGTCATTGTTTCACCAACAGGTCTTGCAATGACAGGTGCTTTAGGCACAACATCACAAACAGGAACCGCAGTAGAAACACTAGACAGTCTCTCAGTAGGTGTTGCTCTTTCTGGAGCGACAGTATCAGGTGAGGGTAGTGTTGCTGTCATAGCACCTTCTGATCAATTAGATTTTGCTATCGGAACTCCTGTCATTGATATCTTTACACAGATAGATCCTGTACCAGTTACAATGACTGCCACTCTTGGAACCGCAGTCGCAGAAGCAGATGCTTTGGTTACTCTTGGTAGCTTATCTTCATCATTTGCAACAGGAACAGAAACTGTTGAGGTTGGAACTGGTGTAATTGTAAGCGTTTCCACCGTTGCAATGAGTTTTGCAACAGGAACAGAAACTGTTGAAGCTAGTTCTTTAGTAAACGTAACAGGACTAGATTTAACGATAGTAACAGGTAATCCTTTCTCTACACCATGGGCAAACGTGGTAACAGGAGCAAGTAATACTTGGACAGAGGTAGATGCAGCATAAAAAGTGTTGCTTGAATAACAAAAAAAGATATATTTTAGAGAGGTAAAAAAATGGCAAGTACATTCTCAAGTAATTATAAATTAGAAAAAATGGCAACTGGCGCTAATGCCAATACCTGGGGCAATAACACCAATAATAACTTGGATGTTTTAGATGCTTTTGGAGCAGGTTATTTATCCAAATCTGTTGCTGGTTCATCAAATATTACTTTAACGACTGCTAATGCAGATCCGGCCTCTGAAGCAGCTAATAAAGTCATTGAATTGACTGGTGCTTTAACAGGAGCAATTAGTGTATTTGTGCCTGCTGTAGAAAGTGAATATGTATTTTTTAATAATACAACAGGCTCACACGATTTAACTATTGCAGCCACTGGTCACAACGCTAACGGTTTAGTTATAGCACAAGGTGCTTATTCACATGTTTACTGTGAAGGTTCTGCTAATTTTAAAATTTTTAATTCAGTTGATAAACTAGGAGCCACTACTTTTAAAGGTGCTGTTACTGCAGGTGATGGAGATATCATTTTAAGAACAAATGGTGCTGTTACCGCTACAACATTTGTTGGTAGTGGTGCAAATCTTACAGGTGTTGAACCATTTCCCTCTGGAACAAAACAAGTTTTTTATCAAGCCTCAGCTCCTACAGGTTGGACACAAGATACTGCGACAGCTTTAGGTAATGCAGCCATGCGTGTTGTTGTTGGAACTGGTGGAGGCACAGGTGGTAGTGATACTTTTCAAACTACTTTTGGTTCTTCAAGATCAACAGAAACAAAAGATTTACCTGTTTCAGGATCAGTAAGTGGAACAGTAGGAAGTCACACTTTATCAACTCCTGAATTAGCTTCTCATAATCACCCAATTACAGTTAAAGTTCAATCTCCTAACCCTAACCCAGCGGATTTTAGAGTCTGTGGTTCTGGTAACCAATCGACAAATACTACTTTTCAAAGTGGTAATGCTGGTGGTGGCGGGGGTCATAGTCACCCTTTCAGTGGTACTTTATCTTCAACGACTGCTCCTAGTGCTAGTTTCGGAATACCAGCAATGGATCTTAAATTTGCAAATGTAATTATTGCCGCTAAGGATTAATGCCAATATTCGACCCTGATGGGACGTGTCCTCTTCTTAAAAAGAAGTGCATAAAACATAGATGTGTTTGGTACAACATGCTTCAAGGAAAGCATCCCCAAACGGGATTAGATGTTCAAGAGTGGGGCTGTTCTATAGCGTGGATTCCTTTATTATTAGTCGAAAATTCACAACAAACAATGCAAGTTAAAGCAGCCACAGAATCATTTAGAAATGAAATGGTAAGATCAAACAGTGTTATGACTAAAGTATTAGCTCACAGTGGAGATGCACAAAAAGCTATGGGAGTGGCTAGTTCCATATTTGAAATGATCGGGCAACATCAAGAAGCTATAGATCAACAAGACCCCTCAAAAGAGGATAAAACTATTTTACAACTAAGTAATAATAAGGTAAAAGTAAATAAGAAGCCCAAAAAGGCTACAACTAAAAAGGTGAAAAAAAATGGCAACAACCGTAAACAACACAACAGTTCAAAGTAGAATCACAATAATTTTTGATGCTGGTGGATCTTTAACAGGAGATGGCCCAGCTAAAGGCACTGGAAATACTGAGTCAGATGTATACTTAGATGACAATATTCAACTAAATATAAGATCTCACACAGAAATTGATAGCAGCATTCATGCTTTGCAGTGGGATGCTACAACGAACACAGGCACGATTGAGTTTACTGATACAAGAGATAATGAGTCAATTTCTTCCGTTCCACAATGGGCAACAAATGTAGTTATTAGATGTGAGGCTCAAGATACTTGGTCATCAACATATGATTCTACTTACTCTGAACATTCAGATGCAGGAGCAGAAGATGATTCAGCAGCAGTTACTGCCGCAACTACAGCCGCCGACACAGCGAGAAACGACTATCTTGCTGCACACAGTATTACTTACTAAGTAATTTGTGTATAAATAAATGAAAGAATATATTTTAGAAGTAAAAAAAATAATACCTCAAACTTTTTGTAAAAAAATTATTACTTATTTTGATAATAATTACAACGAAGCTGGAACTGTTGGATCAGGAGTTAACAAAAATATAAGAAATTGCTTAACTCGATCTTTGTTACAGCCTAAATCTTTCGGTGAAACAATTTGTTCAAATGCAATTAAAGAAAAAATATTTAATTGTGTAGAACACTATAAAAACAAACACGATATATCTATTGAAAAAATATCTCAATTAGACTTACTTCGATATGATGCAAACGAATTTAAAGCAGGTTACGATTTTCATAGAGACTTTGGTCTACAATGTTCGGAAAGACATCTTTCAATTTCTATCTGTTTAAATAATGAGTATGAGGGTGGGGAATTTGTTTTTAATATACCAGAGGGACAGTGTGTTGTTCCACAAAATGTAGGAGATGCAGTTATTTTTCCTTCTAATTTTATGTTCCCTCATCAAGTCAATAAAGTTACAAAGGGTACACGTTACGCTTTAATAGGGTGGGTGATCTAATGCAACCAATTTTTATCAAAGAATTTTTACCTCAACAAATTTTAAATTTAATTTATTCCTATTCAGTTCTTAAATTTTCTAATCAAAGAAAATTTAATATTGAAGGTCAATCAAGTTCTTTAATTTATGAGCATGGGGACTATTTAATGGAAACATTAATGGATATGAGCACTCCTGTTGTTGAACGAAATGTTCAGAAAAAATTGTGGCCAACTTATTCTTATTTTAGAATTTATGACAAAGGATCTGATTTAAAAATTCATAAAGATAGGCCATCTTGTGAATATACCGTTGCTCTTTGTTTGGGTGCAGATCCTGTTGATAAGCCGTATGAGATATTTATTGGAGAGGAGGACGAAACTTCAGATTACAAGTATTATGATTTTGAAGATAATAATTTTAATAGATATAGAATAGATCACAAGTTTCCTATGCTTCCTAATAATGCAGTAATATTTAAAGGGATGGATAAAATTCATTGGCGGGAGATATGCACACATGATCACTTTATCACCGTTTTTTTGCATTATGTCGATCAAGAGGGGCCTTACAAAGAATTTAAGTATGATAAAAGAGACTCTTTAGGAGCATGAAAGAAGACCTCTATGTTTTAGACGGAGGCATTGGTAAAAATATTTGTTTTACAAGTTGTTTAAGTGAATTAAATAATATCACTATTATGTCCTCGTGGCCCCAAGTTTTAGCTAATCATCCAAATGTAAATTTTGTTTATGATTATGATTTATATCCTTGGAAAGATAATACCGGATTTTTAAATAAATTTAATAATGTGCACATCATAGATGCATATACTTCATTTTTTTTTAAAAATAAAATTCACCTAGTAAACAGTTTTAGGAGCCTTTTAGGTTTAAAAATGATAGATAGTTTATACAGTGAAATATATTTTACAGATGAGGAGGATAAAAACATGCAACCTCTATTACATCAATTACAAAATTTTGTGATGGTGCAATTTATTGGAGGCGATGAATCGCACTTACAAACAGATTTTATCGGATCAAGATCTCTTAATAAAAAACAATCACAAGAAATAATAAACATTTTAAACTTTGATTTGAAATTAAATGTGCTTAATGTTTTTTCTTTTAAAGATTTTTTTGAAAATACTTGTAAAATAGATATTAATTTAAACTATATCAATTATGCTTATCTTATAAAACACGCTAAAGGATTTATTGGAATTGATAGTTCACTTAATCACATGTCCTCAAACAAGTTTTGTGAAACTGAAGGGGTGGTTCTTTGGAACGATGATAATGTAAAAGAAAGATTTTGTTATAACAAAAATATAAATCTTACGACAAACACACCAAAAACAATGAGATTTGATGTAAACACAGTTATTGATAATTTTAAAAAAGTAATAGATAAAAAACAATAGTGTTAAAGTTAAATAAACACATAGATTTTTACTCACAGTATAAAGGCATGATCCCAGATCCACATCCTGCTATTTCAAATGTTCCAAGTGCTTACAAGAAAATGAAAGTTTTTCAAAATGAAAGTTTTTTTTCAAAAACGGTGAAAAAATGTATGCCTTTTTTAGATGCTCTTACTTGTGGATATATTATACCTTTTCCAATGGATCAGGCTTACAGATATGATAAAGAAAATACTAGAGCTATTTTTGAAACAAACGAAAACTTACCGTCTGATTTTACAAAAAGCCTAGGAATAAGTTTTCATGATAATTTTCAAATTACAGAAGATTTAAGATACAACAAAAGAACAGTTGAGGCTGTATTTAAATTTATGAATCCTTGGGTTATAAAAACTCCACCAGGCTATAGTTGTATTTTCACGCAACCCTTTAATAGAAATTTACCTTTTAAAATTATTGATGGTATTGTAGATACCGACACATATACACAGAATATTCATTTTCCTTTTTATTGGACAAATCCACATAATGAAACAGTTACATTAGAAAGTGGGTCACCTATGGTTCTTGTAATTCCTTTTAAAAGAGATAGTTGGAAAATGAGATCACATCTTGAAAGCCCAAAAGATATGGATGAAAAAACTAAAAAAGGAATAATATTTAATTTAAAAATTGTGGACATGTATAAAAAAAATTGTTGGAAAAAAAAGAGTTTTAGATAAAGTTTTATGTTAGAAGAAGTCTTAATAAATAAACAAAGTTTTTTTAAAACAAAGTATATGGGTAATTTAGAGATTATAGATAAACATATAAATCACATTTTAGAATTTGATCAAGGTAGACAAATATCTAATATAGGAGGCTATCAAAGTAATTTTATTAATTTTGGGTTTGAAGAATTAATTAATTTTACAACAATTGCTATAAGTAAAATTCTAGAAAAAGATAATCTTCAACCTAATCTTGATTGTTTTTGGTTAAACATAAACAGTGGCACGAATCATAACGTAGGACATATACATGGTTTTAACTTAATGTCTTGTGTTTATTATCACAAAGTTTGTTGTGATAAGAGTCCCTTAGTGTTTACGAGTATGGTTCCCGCAGTAGAACCCTATGAAAAAATATTTATACCAAATAATCAAGATTTAATTTTTTTTAATGGAATTTATCCACACAGAGTAGATGGTTGTGGGCATAATGATCATCAGAGAATTTCAATTGCTTTGAATTATAATCTAAAGGAGAAACAATGATTAAACCAGAAGAACTAAAAGATAAGAATTTTAAAATATTTTTAGGTATGCCCATGTATGGTGGAATGCTATCAGAATCAACTTTACACGGATTATTAGAACTACAAAACTATACTAGAAATAGTGGCATTGGAATGAGGGTTCAAACTATGGGAAATGAAAGTTTAATTACTCGTGCTAGAAACACTATAGTGTCAATGATGATGGATCAAACAGATTTTGTTGCCACGCATCTTTTATTTATAGACGCTGATATAGGTTTTAGATGGCAAAACATAGATAGACTAATTAGAGCAGATAAAGATATTGTTTGTGGTATTTATCCTCGAAAACATATTTATTTTGATAAAATTAAAAAAACCCTGAAAGAAAATCCAAACGCTGATGAGGAAGAACTTGAAGCAAAAGCTTTAGGTTATAATGTTAATTTTGATGATCCTTTGAATTTACAAGGACATGATGGGTTTTTTCCTGTAAATGAAGCTGCAACAGGTATGATGTTAGTCAAACGTGAAGTATTTAGAACTATGTTCAAAAAGTTTCCTGAAAGAAAATATGAGTCTGATCAAATAGTAAATGGTTTGTCTTATAAATCAGATAACTGTTATGATTTGTTTGCGGTTGGACCTTACAATACTCCTAGAGACGGTAAACCACAAATTAGATACTTGTCAGAAGACTACTACTTCTCACGATTGTGGCAAGAATGTGGTGGTCAAATTTGGGCAGATCTAGCCATGCCTTTAACACACTTTGGTAATAGACCTTATAGAGGTAATGTTGGGTCTTTGGTTGCTAAAAAAAATGAGTAAAAATGTTAGAATAATTTATAATTTTTTTAATTTTCCAAATCTTATGTATGAAAATTGTAAAAAGTTAAATTTTTATACAGTAGAGGAAATGAGTAAAATTATTCCAGGAAAACATGATTGGCCTGGTAAACGAACACTTTGTTTTGAAACAGAAAATCCTTTTTTACATCTACATATTTTATCCTATCTCAAACTAAATAGAATAAATGTAGATGACTATAAAAAAATAGATACGTGTGCTCATATTAGATTAGCCGAAGATGAAGAAAAAGATTGGATACATAAAGATAATTCTAACACAGCTATCATTTATCTTTCTAATACTAACCTAAATTCAGGAACTAAATTTTTTGCTGATGATTTAGAGAACGAAATATCAAAAGCAAATTTCGTACAAAATACTTGTGTATATTTTGAAAAGGGCTTATTTCACACTTCTTTTGGTAATCATGGACATAGTATTGAAGACGCACGTATGACCCTTAATATTTTTATGTATAAATAAGCTATTTATCTATTGGATTTTTATAGTATATTGGCGTCATGCCATTAGTAAATTTTAGACCAGCACCCGGTATAAATAAAGAAGTCACCGACTACACAGGCGAAGGTAAGTGGACAGATGGTGATAACGTACGTTTTTTTCAAGGATTGCCACAAAAAATCAAAGGATGGGAGAAGTTCATCTCTACAACGTTGGTGGGTGTGGCTCGTGATCAACATGCGTGGGTGGCTTTAGACGGAACAAGATATAACGCTGTAGGCACAGATAGAAAACTTTACGTCATAGAAGAGGGTAGAGCTTATGACATTAC